TTCGCAGTCTGAGAGCCTATTTTAAATAAAAAATACCCTGCGACACGGGGAAAAAGTTAAAACTTTGTGTCACAGGGCGCTTGCAGAGATTAGGAGATCGTCTAGCGGTTAGAAAGTCATTTACTCCTCTTCCGTGTAATTATCAAGGCAATTCCCGCATACTGTAAAAGTAAATATATCAACACGTATTCTGTAAGTTGCAGTCCTTCCACAATCACAGCAAGTTCCATAACAAGATCTGTCGAGTATTTTTATTTTACTCATGACTCTTCCTCCTTTGGTTGATTACTGCATTCGTTAATCGTGCAAACAATTTTATACACCTTATACAATTCCGCGTCCTTGTTGCCGTCTTTAATTTCGCCGTGGATGTGAATACAGGCATCCGTGTAATGTTCGAAACTCATGGCGTTAATTACAGAATGCGTGTAATCGACATAAGATTTTCCGCTTGAACCGATTATGTTATTGCAATAAAAAAGCTTCTTATCGCTTAGTCCTATGCAAAAGAAAATTTTATCGTCATATACATCTGTCTTTGCTTTTCTCATTTTGCTTTCGCTCCTCTGTCCTTTTTTCTCTTTGCCTGTATCCAGCAGTTTAAAGCAGCCTTCATCTTATCATTCGGCAGACAATCGTCGGACCGTTCATCCGTGTAAAACTGCCCGATAGAATTACGGCCCTTTATTTCTGCAGTCGCCGCAGGCTTTCCGTTTTTGTAAAGAAATACCAGGATGCACTGCTTATCAATTACGCGCTTAATATAATCACAATATATCAGGCACTGGTTTAATTCTTCTGCCTGTCTTTCTATCTGCTGCAGAGTTGACGGTATAAAAACTTTATATCCGTTCGAGCTTACAGAGACTTCAAGATACTTTCTGACCGCTTTTCTGTAGTCCTTCTGCTTTTTCTCTCTGGCTTCCTTTTCTTTAAGAAGTTTTACAGCGTTAACTTCTTCGTACAGTTTGTTGTGTCTGTCACGAAGCCTTTTCGGATAAAGCCAGTAGTCAGAAGTCTTGTCGTGTTCAGTCTGATTTAAAAGTTCAAGATAATCTCTGTAAAATCTCACCGGGTTATAAATATTTCTGGAGTTCTTTAACGGCAGAAGATATTTAAAAACCGGATAAGATACGCGACCGTAAAGCTGGCAGAAATTTCTGTATTCTGCATACTGCGAAGCTGTAAGTCTGTGTTTCATTATGAAGCAGATTTCAGAAAGCTTTCTGTATTGGAAACGAAAATCAGCGTCATCGTTATCTTTCAGAAAAGCAACTATCTGCTTTCGCTTTGCAACGGTCTTCTTCCAGAAGGATTTACTGAACGCAAGATTTTCATATCCTGCAGCAAGTAAGAATTCTACTTCCGGGTGTTCTGTCCAGATACGCACAGCCTGTAAAGTATCATGAATAGTGCCGGTCCATTTATTCATTGTGTATTTGAAGCCAGGATAAAAAGCGCTTATGAGCTTCTTTTCTTCTTCGTTAATGAGCCTTGAGGTATACTCCAGAAAATACTGCAAGTGACAGTCTACGTATTCTTCCTCTTCTTCGATATATCCGTTTTTATTTTTGTCTCCGGGAAAGCCTACGCAATAACCGAGCATCGAGAAATAAAGATTTCTTGCTTCCTGGTGTCCGTCTTCAAACTCTTTATACACGTCGTAACTTTTCCCGTCGTCTTTTTTTCTTTTCGAGACTGCAGTAACAACCCTTACAAGCTGTCCGTCTTCGAGCTGCAGTCTGTCGTAATAGTCGCACTTTGTCATATCATACCTACATTTCGAAAAGTAAACCGTTTCCGCTTTCATCAAAAAGCGATCCGTCTTTAACGACTGCGCATGTCGTTGTCTTAACAAGGCATCCTCTTTTTTCTGCAGGTTCCTTGACTTCTTCCGGTTTTTCTTCTGCAGTTTCCTTGCTTTCTTCCGGTTTTTTGTGCAGGTGGTCTTCAAGATACCACTCACGGGCCCAGTGATACACAACCGCATCTTCGACCATTGCGCAACCGTTCACGGCCATTTCACGGGCAAGCTTTACGATGTGCTCAAAACATTCGTGAATGTTATCAGCGTTATATACGCTTCTTAGCGCTTCGTCTTTTTTTATTTGTTCTTCGAGATAATCTTTGATCATCTGTTCCTGTTTGCTTAATTCTGCCATATAATCTCCTATGCTGTTATTTCTGCTTCTGCGTCAATACCCGTTATCTCTTTGAAAATCTCATTATTCCAGTTCGGCAAGTCAAAAAGTTTTTTACGCTCTTCTTTATCTGCTTTATTCCAAGCCAATCGCCACGCTTCTTTATAATCAAGAGTTTTCAAAAAACCGCCGCAAGTTTCTATTTCTTTTTTATGCTCTTCTTTTTCTTCATCGGTTGCAGTATCGTACGATACCCATACAGTCAAATCAAAATAACAGAACGAAGGGATGTTTATTTCGTCTCTTTTCTTGTCTGTCATTTTATTAAACATTCTGACATTCGGCTCATCAGAATTGAAAAATCCCGAGTTACAAGAGCCCGAGTTACAATCGCCCGAGTTACAATCGCCCGAGTTCCTAGAGCCCGAGTTCCAAGAGCCCGAGTTCCAAGAGCCCGAGTTCCTAGAGCCCGAGTTCCTAGAGCCCGAGTTAATTAATTCTTTTTTTTCTTCGCCTTCAATTTCTCTAAGAATTGTGAGCGAATTAGTTCCGTATTTGTCACCACTCCTTACATAATCACCTGCAATTACTTCAAAAATTCTGCTTTCAGACAGTTTATAATCAGACTCTTTTTCAATCGCAAATAGTTCTCTGCAAAAGTGAAATACTTTATCAGTACAACATTTCAATTCTTCTTTTGATGTGTCTTTAGTGTAAGTCTTTCCGACTTCAAACTTAAATCCACGACAACATCCGTCTTTATCTGTAGCCTTATATCCAATCATTTTATTTACTCCTTTTCCTCTACAAAATTGCGAGCAAACGCTCGAAGTCAATCGGCTGCACTATGTCCGCGCCGACTATCTGCATAACTCCGTGACACATTGTCGCGGTGACAATAGGGTCTATGTGCTGGTTGCTTGCCTTACTCCGTTTCATTGGCTTGTAGTTGTTGTTTGGATCTGGTTTAACTTCAACATTCTGCATCGCCCAGAGTGAGAGCGGCGAGTTATCAACAACCCGACCGTCACGGACCGCTTTTTCATAATCTTTGAAAATCGGCGAGAGCTTCTTTAAGCTCTGCTCGATCTCGATAAGCTGGATGTCTGGTCTTGCGTCTTCAATTCCGTTGATAAGGTCTTTAGCCTGCCATACGTCGTAACCTGACGCAACGATCTTGAATTGTTCCGCAGCTTCTAAAAAGTCGTGCAGAATAAAATCATAATCTATGACCGCGCCGGGAATTGTTTTAATAATTCCTTTTTCCACCCAGTCCATGAAGTTTACATTTTCTTTTCTGTAACGCTCTGCAAGAGTCTTTTCCGGGATGTAAAAGCAATGTTTGTAAAACTCTTTAGCCTGGTAAGGCCACAAAAGAGAAAAGCCCGATAAGTCATCCACCTTCGACAAGTCGATAGCCGCATAACACGGAATGTCTTTAAGCTCGTCATAAGGTGTGATTACATCCTTGTTTTTCTGCCATACTTCTACAGGAAGCCATGACTTCTCACCACCGCCGCCCCAGATGCCGAAAGTCTTTGCTTTAAGTTCTGGAATTTTGTGCGGTGTTAACTCTGCATCCTCGATGTCTGCCTGAATTACCGACGGATCAACAATATCGAAAAGGGAAGGGTTTGCTTTCTGCCACACCTTCTGATTTTTCCAGTTGTCGCCCTCGTCGATTGCGTAAATAACGCCGAAGAAGTCGTCCTGTGTCTGCAGCTCATTCAAGATGCGTTTTGTTTTTAAGTTCTGCTCATAACATGGACCGTCTGCGATTACATCTGCAGTAGTGATTATTACTCCCTGAGCGTCTGTTTTAGATCGCATACCGTAGTCCATTGATGTATACATCTTGTCACTTGCAAACGCGTGAAACTCGTCGCAGCAGAAGAAGCGCGGGCGGAAACCGTCGGCGTCCTTACCACCGTCACAGAAGAAACCGAGTCTTGATTTCTCTTTAAGGTCCTTAAAGGTGATAGCAAGCGATTTGCAGTCTAAAACCGCGTCGAGCTGTTTGTCCGAGTGGATGATGTCTGCAATCTCTTTGAATGTCTTATCTGCAAGATCGTCTCTCGAGCTTACAAGATAGCTTTCGCTTGCCGGGTACTTTAAGAAGTTGTAAAGCGTGAGCGGTTCAAGTATGCCCGTTGTTTTTCCCTGCTTTCGTGCAAGCTCGATGTAAGCATGACGGAAGCGCTTTCTGTTTCTGTCGCTCTTATGTCTCCAGCCTTCAAGGTTACACAATACGAACACCTGCCACGGTAAAAGGTTTATGGTCTTGCCGTTAAGGTCTCCGGGTTTAAGTGCTTCTGCAAAATGGCACAGCGCGTCCGCTTCTTCCTGATGATACGAAAAGAGAAAGTCTGCATCCTTTGCGCGTTTTAAGTCACTCTGATAGCGTTTTACAGCTTTCTTTGTGTAAAGCCCTGCAACAATCTTTCCCGTATTTACATCTGAAACGTATTTTGCGAGCATTTCTGCATATTTGCTTTTTGTCTTTGCTTTAGCCATTCTTAACCCTCGCGCTTAAAAGATTTGAGACAGCGTCTTTTGTCTTCGCCTCGACATTCAATTCCTTTTCTTTGATTGCCAGTTCATCAAGACGTATCTTAGAACGTGCAACAGGTGAAACGTAGTAAAGTGCTGCCATTGAGTTAAACTTATCAAGCAGACTCAAGTAAGCACGCGTTACGCTGTAGAAGTCCTTGTCTTCCGGCTCGATTGCAATAAACTTTTTCTCAAGGCTCTTGAGCTTCTGGAATACAAGGCAGAATTCTTCGACCTGCTTCAAGTCTATTTTTGCAAGTACGCCGATGCAGCTTAAACCGTCGACAATGTCCTTGAAGTATTTTTTTGCTTCCGGGTGTTTGAGCGATGCAGGAACAGTTACACGGGCCGCCTCAGACAGAATGAGGTCAGTCTGTGCGAGCGTGAAGTCTGCTCTGTCTGCGTCACGGTCCTTGCGGTATGTTCCCTCAAGTTTTTTCAGTGCAATCGGTTTTCTGCGTGCTGGCATACGTTACCCCTTATCTGACATTCTCTCTTTTGAAC